ACTGATGTGTGTGAGACATACATGAGAGTCAAGCACAACCTAGATGCTGACACTGTAATCAAGCAGATGCCCTTCGTGTGGGGAGATAGGAACACTCCCTACAAGAACTTCTTGCACAAGAAGATACTAGAGATGGACTGTCACAGGATAGTGATAGCGCACTCAAAGGAGAAGTATGTAGATGCCAACCCTGTTGGTGTAGTTGCCAACTGGCACGATTCCACTGAGGACATCTTCACATCTACGATTCGGATGGAGCGCAAGATAAAGAAGAACGGGCCTACCACGTATGTCGCACTGATTGAGGCAAGTGCTAGTAGACCCGAACTGATTGGTACTAGGCATACCGTTCTTACAATCGAGAACGGCAAGGTTGATTGGACTGGTCTTCCCTTCCTCAAGGAAGGGGAACTATGAGAGAGTACACGTATCAGTTCTTGCCTGAGAACTACGATAATCCGGAATCCCCGGTTTTGAAGATAACGAAGTCTTCTTTCGGTTCCTATCAGTGGTGTCCAAAGAAGTACGAGTTCAGTTATATCGAGAGGTTGCCTCAAGACCAGACTGAGGCAATGGCAAAGGGAACGATTGTTCACAATGCTAGAGAGGACTTCTTCAATGCCTTCGACATAAAGAAGGCGGAGAACCTCTCCTACTCGGAACTCGTAAACTACAACATGAGTCTACATCCCATAGATGACTACAGTGAGATGTATGAGACAATATCCATCTTTGAGGCCAATAGGTTTCTAGAGGCCAAAGAAGAGGGAATGTTGGAGAACTTCGTACCTGCTGTGAATGAGATTATGTTCGATGCAGAGATAACGATAGATGCTGACACGACAGATAAGTATCCACTGTCGAGGGACTACGTTGTTCACCTACAGGGAATCATTGACCGTATGTTCTATGAGGAGGGGTCTTACATTCCCATGGAGTTGAAGACTGGTCTTTGGAAAGATTACAAGAAGACGATGATGAGAAAGGAGATGGCGTTCTATCAGTTGTTGTTTGAGAACTGTCCAAGAGAACTACTGGACACTCATGGGCTTGATGGTAACATACCCATCACACATTGGGGTTGGTTCTATCCTGCATCGAACTACGTGTATGTGGAGCCAGCGAAGAAAGGTAGTTACACATCAGTCATCAAGGGTATCGCACAGATGCTACACTCATATGAGCAAGGCATCTTCCCTACGAAATACTTCGCAAAAACGTGCGCGAGTTGCAGTTTCTACGGAATCTGTGACGCGGCTAACGAGGAGAGTTGGTTATGAAAATAGAAATAGAAGCAAAGAGATTGAAGAATTACTTAGAAGACGTATACCTAAAGGGTAAGTATTACGATGGTGCATCATCGAAGAACGGCATACTTTCTGATTATGCCATGATGTCAGTCGAGGACACAGGTGAGTTGAGGATTGCGAATGCAAGCCCATCTGTTGCCTGTAGGATAGACCATCACTTTACAGATGAGCAGGATGTGAGTCAAGGGGCATGTATCATTGACATCGCTAATGTACTCAAGCATCTGAAAGTGTTCAGCGGTGATATGACATTCACCTGCAATGACCACATCGTAATGACTGACAGCACGAAGAAGGCATCCCTGTCCAAAGCACTGACACATCCGCACATGGATATGATAAACAGGATATTGGAATACGACCTTGGCCCACTATCGAGGTCACAGAGAGCAGGTCAGTTGGGTATGGTGCAGTTTGGCAAGACTCAATTCGATAGCATGGTCACTCTTCTTGAGGATGATGCTGTCGATGCGGCAAAGGCATGTGATGTGCTTAACTTGGCTAGATACAAGTTCGACTTCACATCTGGTGATGTGTTGCCAAACTCAAACCCAAGGGACACCAAACTCACGATATCTTCTCAGAAGACCGAGGTTGATAGAGTAGAGGTATCCGTTGACATGGTGAATGCCGATGGTGTTGATTCGACTGTTGAGTTCACTGGGCCATTCAGTGGTTTCGTCAGTGGGCTTGTGAGTGTGTTCCTAAAGGATGATAGTCCTGTCATGTTCTACTCACCAAACAGGTTGCTCATCAAAGCACCCTATCTATCGAGGTGATGACATGCAGTGTGTAATTTGTAACTTACAGATAGAAGAAGAGGAGTATGGATGGAGGCATGGTCATAACGCTTCTCCTGTGAAAGAAGGAAGATGTTGTAGTCAATGCAATTATGCTGTTGTACTACCAATGAGAATGAGGTTGATAAAAAATGATAATAGACAAACTGAAAGAAGGGATAGGACTTAGGTGGAGAGACCCCAAGACTCTTGAAAGAGAGAGCAAGGAGGTCTCCTTCCATGAGTTCCCACCACACTTCTTCGTGAAGAAGAAACATGGGTGGACTGAACACGGTGACAGACTTGAATATCAAGACGGTCAAGAGAAAGTAATGGGGTTCAAGGACAAGTGGGGACACTTCAAATTAGATGTGAAATTCCACGACGGTGACTACAAGAACCTAGAAGGCGATGAACTAGTCAAGGTTACTTGGAGTCCACCAAGACCATCGTACTCGTATCGTTTGAGAAATCACTTTCGTTATACATACGAAGCAGATGTCTCACACCACTACAGGTACGCTGTTGATTGCATCGATGAGATGCCTGAGTACCAGATGCGTAAGTGGTATTGGGATATGGAGTGGATGCAAGGTGGTGAGCATGATGGGGCTATCACTTGTATCGTAGTGTATGATAACTACAGGAGAAGGTATCGTACTTACTTTTGGCAACCAGAGATGGAATCATTCTTGGAACAAGGATATGACATTTCGACCTCTCGTCTGTTCGACTCTGAGGAGAAGATGCTGATATGCTTCCTATCTGATATGATAGATGACGACCCTGACATGCTTATCTCTTGGTTCGGTTGGAAGTTCGATTTGCCGAAGTTGATTGAGAGAATGGTACATCATGGAGTTGACCCCAAGTTACTGTCACCATGGAACGAGGTCACTGGTGTCTCTTGGAAGAACGGCAAACCAACCATGGATGAGGGAACGGTAACTTCCTACTCTCCGATAGCACAACCAATCAAAGGTAGGATTTGTGTTCCACTTGACTTGGCATTTGAGAGGCAATGGAACGATGCACAGAGAGGAACACTAGCATCGATGTCACTTGACTACATCTCCGAGACTGTACTAGGTCGCAAGAAGTTAGTCAGTGAAAAGTTCCCTGATAAGAATGAGTTCTTTGCTAGAGGGTGGCTTGAGGACACACAGAGATACGTTGAGTATGCTAAGGTAGACGTTGAACTATTAGTCCTAATAGATGAAATGCAACACACAACAGAAGCAATCATATCACTCCAAAGGCTTCTCAAGGCTCCCTTCGATGCTTGCTTCTATGCGAGCAACATGGGTGGAATATACTTCATGCGAAACGCCCCTTGGAAGGCTCCTACGGGCGAGAAAGGACAGCGGGTGTCCTACGACGGCGCGATGGTGTATGACCCTCTCAGCGAGTCCACAAATGGACTCCATTTGGGTGTCGCGGCATTCGACTACGCACAATTGTATCCATCTATGATAATCGCTAGGAATATCAGTTGGGAGACCGTTTCGGAAGAACCAACTGCCTTTGCAGTCAATATCCGAACTCCAAAAGATTTCAGCGAAGTAAAGGAATACGATATGAAATATTTCAAAGTGGATGAACTTGGCTTACTACCAAGAGCAGTTCTAGAATTAAAGACACTAAGGAATGAATACAAATCATTGGCTAGGAATGCCGAGTCTGAAAGTGACTACAACAAGTGGAACAACAATCAACTCGCAGTCAAGAGGCTCATGGCTTCCTTCTACGGCATCATTGCATACCAAGGATTCGGATGGGCCAATGTCGAACTTGCCGCTTGCATCACTGCTAGTGCGAGGGAAGCAATACGTCTAGCCGCTTTCAAGGTCAAGGAGATGAGCGAATGAAGTGTGTGGTATGTCATAGAGAAGGAGGTAATGATGAGAAGGGTGTGATAACCCTACAAAGCACAACCCACGGCTCTGTCTGTCCCACATGCATAGACCAACTAGTGGGAGATGTGATGAGAATGCGAAAACCATGGACTAAGGAAGACCTGAAAGAATGGGGAATAAGGAGTGAATGGGCATTGTATGGAGATGATGAGGAATGAGACAATCACCAACAAGACAAATTATCGAATACAAAGTTTACCATTGTAATGAAGACGGTGATGCATGTGATGTTGAAACTATCGCTGGCAAGTATTGGCATAGCGTTCGTACTCTGGTAAGTGAATGTGAAGAAGGCAAGCATGATGAGTTTCACAATGGTCTTAGAATCGGATGGATAGAGAAATGCTACTACTATTGGTATGGTGACCCTAGCGATTCTTTCAATGCTCAAGACATTGGTTGTTGTGGTGTGGATGAGGTTGAAACACTATGGGAAAGGAGTAGTGAGGAAGAATGACAAGAAGAGCAAGAAGCGTAGCACATGTAGAATATGAGATACTGCAATGGGTCGGAGACCGAGCATGGTTAGATGGTCTGATGGCTGAGATGGTTCCGAAAGGAGACAAGGTTGCTGAGAAGAGATTCAGGAAGGGCGCAACTAACATCAGTGGGTATCTAAGAAACATGATGGAAAGAAGGCAACACAAGTTGCCCAAAGACCATGACGATTACAAGGAGAAGATAGAATGAGTCAGACATGGAAGGAATACTACAGAGCGAAGAAAGAATACAAATTGAAGTTTAGACAATGGAGGAAAAGAAATGGAAATAGATGAAAGAGCAGACTACCAATACCTGAAAGGGAAACACGAAGGAATAAAGTTAGCACTTGGTATCCTGAATAGAAGAGATGTACATCCAACATCTATTCGATGGTTAGCCAAAGAGAAGGGTGTCATTGAGTATCAAATCGAGTTATTGGAGAAGAAAATGTATGCCACTACTTACAAACCTATGACAATCAGTCAGAAAGCGGGTTGGCCTTTTAACGCTCAGGGTGAGGAAGAATGAAGGTAGTTTACGGACACACTGATTCAATCTACTGTACTGTTGATTCAGTAGAGCAAGCAAAAAACGTGCTTGAGGAATTGAACGAACACGTTAGAAGTTATTTTCCAAACCTGCTAGAGTTGAATGAGCATCCAGTCGTCATAGAGTTTGAGAAATACTTTGAGAGTCTAGGTGTCGGAGCGACGAAGAACAGGAACGCTGGTCTGATTACTTGGAAGGATGGTAAGTTCTTGGATAAGAAGGAATTCGTTATGACAGGGTTTACTGCTAAGAGATTATCAGAAACCAAACTTGCGAAGGATACTCAGTTGGCTGTACTAAACATGTGGGTCGAGAATAATACTGAACAAGAAATAGCGGATTTTTTGAGAGATAGATATAATCAAGTTTTATCAGGACAGATTCCGATTAGTGAAGTATTGAAGCGTAGTCGGTATAGAGAGGCTAGGTTTTCCGTCAAGTGTGGTAACTGCAAGAGGAAGAAGACATTGGATGAGTTGACCAGAGGGCCATGTTGCAACAACATGAACCTACAGACTCTTGAGGGTAAGAGGCCAACAGTTGGTTCTGGTGTCGAGGGAGTCGTGTACTACAACAGTGTGAACAAGATTCCCATCGAGGACTCGTATCTGTTCCTCAGAGTCAAGGAGAACCATCTGAACTACTGGCATCCCATCAAGCAGGATTACGTCAAGCCAAACTATGTGGCAGGTTTGACTGAGGCTGACTTCGCTGTGTATCAGGCTGATTGGGCGCACTATGCTGATTCGGTCATCAAGAAGGCAGAGCCAGTTTTCAGAGCGATGGGCTGGGACACAATGCAGATAAAGAGGGATTTGAGCCAAAGCACGTTGGGGGAGTGGTTCTGAACGGAGATGACATAGAACATTGGGGGCAAGACCATTTCGCTAGGATGGCCTTGTTTAGGACAATAGCGGCAGGACTGAACATCTTCCTGTCGTTGGTGTTGATAGCGAAAGTATTTGAGTTGATATAAATGGAAAAGATAAGAAATAGAGTTAAAGAATTGTTGATTGAAAAAGAATGGACTTTTGCAGACTTACAAGACATGGAAGGTATTGTGAAAGAGTTTGCTGATATCCTAGAAAAGGAACTAGACTACGGCTTCATCGCTAGGATGTGTGAAGGAGAGCCTATTGAAAAAATGTTGAAGGAAGCGGCAGAATCAAGAGATTACTATGCTCACGGTATTGATACGTTTGGTGGTTTATTCTACAGAGTAAGGCAAAACGCATTGAAAGGCTGGGTAGCACAATACCTGAAAGAAGAACTACTGAATGCAAATGTAAATTTTAATGGAGGAGATAAGAATGAGGTTCCCAAGAGAAGTGTGGGCGGGAAGCCATCTAAGAAACGCACCACAGATGAAAAGAAGAATAGTGAAGAGTAAGCAGGAATTTGTTGATTGGGTCAATACCTACAATGGTAGGATGAACTGCTACACTACAGTCTATGACTATGCTGATTTTACTGACAATGCGAAGGTGGATTCCTCTGTCGTAATCGATAGGATGTTCCTAGATTTCGATGCTCACGATGAGCCTCTTGAGAATGCGTATGAGGATTTCCTAGCAGTTCACGATTACTTTGTTAGTAACAATATCAAGCATGATACGATATTCTCAGGGAAAGGATTTCACATCATCGCTTACGGTGAAGTGGCTGATGATATCCGAAGCGTTCAACGGTATTATACCGACTTGGCTAAACATTACCCTACGCTTGATAGAACTGGTATACAAACCAATAGACTTCGTAGGATTCCTAATACGATGAATCTCAGCACGGATGGCCTATATTGTATACCAGTAAATCCTAGAGATTGGATACCAAAGAAGCATCATAACGGACATCCGATAAGTCGCTTTCGATATGGTAGCGAACTAATACGATGGCCGAAGGTAAAGCCAGTTGCAGTATCAGAGGTAGAGGTAGAAGTTCCTGAGTCATTAGGGACTCTACCCATACTTCCTTGCTTGCATAATGCCATTACTGTCGAAAACCCTAGTCACTATGCTAGGGTGTATCTGGTTCAGTGGTATCGTGACTTGTTGAGTCTTGGTGTACGTGATGTAGACATGGATTCAAGAAAGCAAATTACTGACAGGATAATGAAGGAACTCACGACCATTGCCAGTAATGATGAGATATGGTTGGATTGGGATGAGGCTAAAACGAAGAGCCATGTCGATTTCATTGTCAATCGTGGGTATCATGCTCCCGGTTGCAAGAACGTATTGATACCACAGGGGTATTGTGTGGGAAAGTGTTGGAGGTATCACGATGAATAAGTTGGTGATTGACAGCAGAGAAGACTCGGACTTGACCGCTTATGTGATTGACAAGGCCACGAAGATGAACATCCAATATGAGAAGGAATGGTTGGAGATTGGTGACTATGTATTCAATGATGTATGCTTTGAAGCCAAGTCGTCTTTTGATTTCCTACAGTCTGTGATGAACAAGAGACTGTGGAATCAACTAGACAACATGGACAGGGCATTCGACAACAACGTAGTGATAGTGTATGGTGACTTCAAGTCAGCATTCGACTCATACAAGGCATATGGTCAAGGACACTTCAACACAGTATCCAATAAGTTCCATGGAGCCATGGGCAAGATAATACTAGACTTGGACTCAAGCATACTATGGGTCAAAGATGCGAAGACTGCGGCACACATGATTTGTGTGGTCTGCAAGATGCAACCAATCGCTAGGGATGTGTATAACCCTAGACTGATTAAACAGAAGAGAATCAGCACTACTGATTTGAGATTAGATGTACTCACAACCATACCCGGAATAAGTGAGAAGAAAGCCAAACTACTCATTGATGAGTTTGGTTCTATCATGGAGATAGGAGAAACGCCACCATCAGAGATTGCTATGCTAGATGGGTTCGGTAAAGTGTTAGCAGAGAGAATCCATGAGTTATTGAACTCAGAGGACAAACAGGTGATATGAATGGAAATATACGATAATGATGAAGAAGACAGATTGTATTTTGAGCAACAGGAGAACACCGCTTCTTTTGCTCAGATGCAAAGAAGAACGCAAGCGTCGGTTCTACCGAAGGTAGTCGAGGCATACATGAGAAGTGCATCAGAGGTATCTCTGCACAATCCTGTTCCCTCGGCTATGTCCTTCTATGTGCTACTAGGACAGTTGTGCAAGGACATGGTGGCGATACCACATGGTAGGAGAATAGACGATACTAGGATACAGTTCCTATGGATGCAGACATCCGGTACTGGTAAGTCCACCCTATACGATTTCTTTGGGCCTGTGTCCAAGTTAACGTTTGACCTAATCAATCAGAAACACGGTACGCAGTTTGATATATTCTCAGTGAAGGATACTACTGATGCGGCACTGGTTGGTTCTATGGGAAGCGAGATTCAGGAAGAAGAAGATGAGAACGGTAATATGGTCAGAAGACAGGTTGCCATTCAAATCGATGGAGCGTTGGAAGGCGAAGGACTAGCCGCATACGATGAGTTTGAGTATTCGGGAGTGTTCAAGCAATCACAACACAAAGAGAACGTGGTGATGTATCTCAATACGTTTATGAATTCTCTACATGGTGAGAACTGGGTCATCACGAAGAAACTCAAGGAAGGTGATACCATTGAGTGCAGGTGTCAACGGTCATTGTTTGCTACCACGTACATACCCAAGACACTGACAGGAGTTATCGCTGAGAAGGGTGTGATTCAAAGATGTGCTATCTACATTCGTGAGGTTCCACAGACAATCCAAGACGAACTACGTGATGCTATCTTGGAGGAAGTGGGTACTATCCGAAACAGAGATTTGCCTATCACCAAGTTCGCCAACAACTTCGTTAAGATGTACGAGGTATTGAAGCAACACTACGAGGAGAACGGAGAAGACCCGTTGTCCACGGTGAAATTCGGTGATGGTGTCATAGATGCGCTGAAGAACGAGTCGTGGAAGATGAGGAACTACGTTACCAACAGTAGACCCGAAGTGTTTGAGATTGCGAGTAACTTCATCACTAGGTTGAATGGTACTCTCATTCGGATGGCTGTTCTTTCTGCAATAGCAGAAGCACCGAGCATAACGGACAAGTCGAAGAGATTCATCGTAACTGAGAGAAATGTGAGACAGGCTTCGTTCCTTGTAAGGCAATGCTATCAGTCACTAGTCTCTTGGTTGGATATGGCACTGAAAGTTCAGGCAAATGGATTGAAGGACAGGGCAAATCTAGCGATATTCAAGAAAACATACAAACAACTTCGCAAGGGAGATGACGATTGGGTGAACAAGACCGCAATGCTGGACTCCGTAAGGAAGGAAAGTCGCAAGGGACAAGCCACGGTTTATCGCTGGTTCAATGACTTAGGTGACAATTTTGAGACAAAGATGATAGGGCGAAGGGCTTATGTGCGGTTTAAGGAGGCAGAGGGTAATGAGTAGTATATTTGAGAACAAGTATGTTGTTTTTAACACCAGTGATGGACCCAAGGTAATCTTAGAATCTTTGAATACCTACGGTGCTGACGGTTGGGAATTGGCTACGATGATAACCATAAATGAGGGTCAGTACATCGTTGCTTACTTGAAGAAGGCCACTTTGATAGAGGCTCCCAACCCTGAACAAACCAAGCAAAGTAAGATTGCAGAGTTATGGTCTGGTGAAGAGGGCAAGAAATGAGCGTTTTAGCAATTGACTTGGAAACCAAGAATATGTCTCACGACATAGGTGGTTGGGGTAATACTCACATGTTCCAAGTGTCAACGGTATGCACATGGGATGGTGACAAGGGAACCATATACATTGACAAAGCAGTGGATGATTTGAAGAAGAGCAACATAGAAATCAAACCTCTGTCACAATTGAAGTTTGACTTGGATGACCACCTTGAGAAGGGAGGCACTCTGCTTGGACACAACATCGCTGGCTTTGACCTACCCGTATTGAAGAACGCAATGGATATCTACTGCATCAAGAAGTATCTGGACAACAAGGCATACATCGATACGAGTAGGATACTCAACAAAGAATACGGTGAGAGATACTCCCTATCGAATCTGGTACAGCATACTCTTGGTTCTGACAAGATGATGGAGAGCGCAATGGCTCCCGAAGTATGGAAGGCTGGTGGGTACTCAGAGGTAGCAGATTACTGTTTGAAAGACTGCCAGTTGGTGTATGACCTTTGGCAACACGGCCAAAACAATAAAATGGTGAAGGGGTTCTCAATAGACCAAGAGGAAGTCCTCGATTTAGGAGTTGATTGGTAATGGCAACGGCATTGGAATGGGTAGCATGGACAGTATTTGTGATGGTAATTAGCCTACTTTTCTTCGCGGCATTCGGCGGTTCCAAGTATTCAGAGACTAACATAGAAGAGTACATGGACAAGTTGATTGCTGAGGAGATGGAACGTAGTGGCTCTCAAGGAAACATGTAAGTTCTGTGGAAAGGAAACTATTCCTATTCGCATACAAGGGCAGATAGTAGGCTCTCCTGTTAAGATGAAGATTTGGCAGTGTAGAGAATGTAAGGGGCTTTGGTCGGATTAATTTCCGGCCAAGGCTCCGCTTTTTTTATCGCAAAAATTGTGACTTTTACTAGTCGAATCCTCACGAATTCGTTCTGCATTAGGAATAAACTATTTTTTGTGTAAAAAGACCCTCCTCCGAAGTTTAAATACGAATAAATGTGTGATTTTTCACTTTCGAAACTGGTCGCGGTTCAATCGAAAGTCTGCACTACACAAGAAAAAATTTCACATCTAATAAAAAAGTAAAATAACTAGTGGTGTAAATTCTGCACCACATGGATGTTGGGAGGAAAACCGAATGGCTAATGAGAAGGATAGGCATATTGATTTGATGAAGAAAAAACATCCTGATTGGGACTGGGACTACTGGGTGGCACAGGTTACATGATACACACTACTAAAATTGAGTTTGAGATTTATTACAATCAGGGGAAACTGTACAGGGAGAAATGAGAGTTGGAGTATAGCCCCTTTCTTCCCGTCTATATTCTGATGGGATTCTTTCTCTTCTGTGCCTCGTTTCTCCTAGTGAATGAGTTCAAGGAACTAGCCAAGTATTTCAGGAGTGAAGAACAATGATTGAGATTTTGGACATGGGGCTTCTGGATAATTTGAGGATTGAAGTACCCTTGAGTTTCTACACTCCCTACCTAGTAGTCCTCGCAAGCGGTCTAATCTCTTGGTTGGGCAGGTTGGACTACCTCGCTATGGAGTGGGCCAAAGGCGAGGCTCTCTAGGGTGGGGTAAAACGGTCATTTAGAAAACTAATTTACAATGGGGTTGCATTTTGGATTTACCGTTGAAGAAGGTCAGATTGAACCGCTTTCGATGGTGGGATTGCGAGTTAATCTAACCAAGATGGCCTGTCTCCATCTTTATCTACAAGTACCAACAACCTATCCATAGCCTCTTCGGGAGTATCGTAGTCATTGGGCAGGTCGAGAAGTGCTTGTCTGTATGTAGCCAACTCTTCTTTCTGTGCATCTGTCAATAATGAGTATGGTATCGCTAGTTGATACTTGTCCATCTTCAATAGTTCACTGTCTCTCTGTCCTCTTACTTCTTCCCAATCCATAATATCACCTATGCGTCATAGTGAATCCATAATACAGCAACCACTTCATGTATAAAATTTGGATTAGTATTAGCGTGTCTCTTGAATCCTATTGCATCGTTTGCGGCAAACGTAAGGGGAGTAGATAACTCGACAGTTTTCACTCTCTGATTTGCATTGGCAGTTGGTACTAGGGTGTCCATCGTAACCACGATATCCTTAGTAGTTTGGTCGGCTGTCCCGTTACTATGATGTCTGATTCTCCATGTGTC